AGCATATTAATTGGTACATCTAGTAGTTCAGCATATTTTATAAAATATTTTTCAGGAAAAAGATAACTTTCAATATAAAAATAGTTTCCACTATTTTTTGCAAAGTATGTTAAAATTTTATTTTTTCTTTCTAAATTAATTTTACTATATTTTCCATTTATAAAATGGAACCAATCTTGTTCTAAATCAGAAAAATCAAAAGTAAATACAGCTGTTTCATCATCTACAATAATATAATCACAGAGTCTTGTATGCTTTAATAAAATATTTTTTTCAAATTGTCTATATTCAGCATCTGTTCTTATTTTGTAAACACAAATTAGCTTCATATCCTCAGGAGTATAAGATGTTCCCCAACCCAAATAGGTTTCTTGAGGAACAGTGCTTACCCCCCTTTTAATATCCAAGAGCGGATATAAAAATATCTTGGACTTTTGAAAATATTTCTTATAAATCCCAGTTATTGCCATAATTATAGTGTTACATTACCTAAAGCTAATTGATACGGTAAACTATATTCTTTGTTTTCATAGTGGTATCTTAATACATCTTCTATTTCATCAAATCTAGCTAACCACATCTCCATTGTTTCCATGCTAACTTGGTAAGGATACACTTGATTATACTTGTCAATTACAATGAATGTTACCATTATGTTCCATTCTGCTGAATCTTCAAGCTCTCTCAAGAACTCATACCAAGCCATTTTATAGTATATAGACGCTTGAATCCAGTACTTGTAATACTCTACAGACTCAGGAAAAGATGCAATATCTTTACCTGTTGTCTTTAAGTCATTGATAAACAAGGTCTTAGATGCATAATCTATAACTACATTATCTAGAATACCTTTAAAACCATATGGTAAATAATCCAAATCAACCTTGATTTCATGCTCACTAAATGTTTTAATGTGCTTGTCATCATCTGACTTATCTAGTTGTAAAAGTGTTCTAACTGCTTGATTGGACTTTAGTTCAATAACTGATTCTCTGCAGCCATTCAGAGTAACTTCATCTACTACAGTCTTATCAAGACTTTCTTTGAGAAAATTAAAATAATTTTTGTTTTCTTCCGTTAGTACTTTATCTAATCTTTGTTGATCAGTTTTAAGACTTTGGTAAAGATTTGCTGTGAGTAGTTGTGTAAGTATCTCTTGTAAGTAGTCTTCCAAAGATAAAGAATCATTTCCAACTGTACAATGATATTTGAAAATATTATCAATAATTTTTCTTTGGCTATCAGTTGGGAACTTACCCTGCATACTGATAAAATACTTGTCATAGTTCTCAGGTTCAAATAAAAGACAGTGTAAGACACGACCTGCTACCAGGTGCGTGTCTGTACTGTCTTCTCTTTGGTTGAGCACATAATGACTGTAAAACATTCTAGGTGAGAACAACAGCTTATTAATGCTACTGTAACTAAAATAGAATTTGTTTTTATAAAATAGTTCTAGTTCATCAGAACCAGTCAATGTCGGTAGACTCATTTGTTTCTATTTGATGGTTATTTGATACAAGTTCTGGCTCAGTTTCTACTACAGATTCAACTGTTTCTGGCTCAATGTTGAGCTCTATTACTGCAGGAGGATCTGGTAACATCTCTTTTTCTTCAGATTCAATTTCTTTTTCTGGAAGAACATTTAGTTCAGTTACAGTAATAGCTTGATTATTTTCATCATACTCTACAATACCGGAATATGGTTCATTTATAGCAGTTTCAACTGCAGGTGTAGGAACAAACTCTCTTACATTAAAAGTTTTACTCCAATAAATATTTCTAATAAACCAATCTATTCTCTCTTGAAGTAGAATATGTGTCCAATCTCTAGTAAGTAAACTAAGATCTATAAGCTTGCTAGCAACTCTATCTGGATCTAGATTTCCAATTTCTTTAACTGCCATATTAAAATAACTTACCATAGACTTAAAATTTACATGGTTTCTAGTATTGCAGGATGAGATTTTATGTTCAAATCCTTCAAGAAGTAGTAGAAGATACAAGGCACTATCTACATAATTAGAATTTGCCATAATCTCCATAGCCATGATATGATTATCCTGGTCAGAACTCTCAAACATCTTAACTAGTTGTTGATATACCTCAGCTGTAATAGTAACAGCATCATCACCATTAATTAGAGCAAGTAACTCTGATTCATCAAAAATTGGTTTGTTCTGAATACTATCAAGCATACTTCTATATTCATCTTCAACAAAATAAACACCAGAAGAATATTGTTCAGATATTTTAAATCCTGAACTAAGCATATGACTTTTTGTACTATACTCAAGGTATATTACATCTGGATTACATGCATCTACAGCGGTCTTATACTTATCTGTATAGTACATATCAAGTCCCTTATCGGTCTTTAACCACTCTACATATTTAGTAAACTCTTCAGTTTCAGCATTGTGCAACCAACGGTAACCTGTAATCTTATTTAAAGTTGCTTTACCTGAAATAATAACATTAGCTCTTTCAGGATCTCTAACTATTTTTACTCCAAGATCTAATGCTAGATCTCTAAGTTTAACCCTAGGAATATTAACTCCTGGCATTAAGTATATACTATCTCCTTGTGCGGGAACATATCCCTTATCTACTGTATAAATATCACTCCTATTCTTTGGTATACCATACAATAGTTCTACATCTAATGTATCATCGTTTTTGTTACAAATTATAATTTGTTCCATAATATAAAAATATAGGGGGCTGCTACACCCCCTGGTTAATTATTGAATTGCCATCTTTACTACTGCAGTATCTGCCATTAATGCAGAGAACTTAACTTTGTTACCATTTACAATCTCCTTGACCATATAATATCTCAAGTCATTTGTAAATCCATCAAACTCAGTAGTAACTTTAGCCAATCTATCAATCATAGCTTTAGGAACTACTCCCTTATCAGCTACAGTAAGTGCATAGTTAATTACACGTGTTGCAATTACACTAGACAAATCTGCACGGAAATCATCTCCTTCACCAACTGAAGCTAACAAAGCACCTTTTACATATACTTCATCTTTAGTTAGTAAATCTTCCGGAGAAATCATCTTATCAAGCTTGTTATTGATAAACATAGTAAACATGCTAGAGAAATCTGCACCAACAGAACCCTCACCAATCATCTGAACAAGAGGTAACTCATCTTCAAACTTTGGAATAGAACTGATAGCATTAAAGAAAGTAGTAATAGATCTTGGATTCACACGTTGTGTTACAAGTTCTGGATTCATCAACATAAAGTTGATACATCTACCATCAATACCTGCTTTCTCAGCCCACTTAGCCCATACATTGACATCATATTTCATCTCAACAGAAATAAATCTGGTCTTCTGAGCTACGTCAAGACTAGTAACATTATAGTCACCATTGTCTGGATTAGTAGTCAAAATAACATGCCAGTTCTTTGGAAGTTTCCAAGAGACATATTCTTGTCTATCTAGAATCTCCATAGTAGCTTGCATAAATCTGTGGTCAGCACGAGTATAGTCATCCAAGATTAGGAAACCACCCTCACTTTTACCCTGAATCCATTCAGGAGCAGCATGAGCCATTCTCTTATCTACAACAGTATAACCTGCTTTAAGAGCACCATTTACTTGAGCTTCAGTAATCCATCTTTGTTTACCTTCTTGATTCTTTACAAGAAATTCTTTTACAGGAAAACCAACAAGGTCACCTAATTCTTCTATCTGAGATAGATTAAGTTTTACTACATCCATACCAAGTTCTTTACCCAACTGCAAGATTGCAGAAGTTTTACCAAGACCGGCATCACCTTCAATATTAATTGCAACAGGAACTTTTCCTTCTGCTTGTATATGCTGATTATTCTTAACCATGTGACGGATGAAACCTTTCAACTCATCTACGTTCAATTGTACTGTGCTCATAATTTATAATTCTAATTTTATTACTTGACCTGGTAATTCTTCATTCATGTCTGATCTCTCTGACAAAACCCACAGAACTCTGCTTCTTGGTTTTACAGATGTATAACACTCACCGTCAGTAAAATACACCAGGCTAGTATATTTCTTAAGGTTTGCATTGTAATAGTCTAGGACGGGATCAAATTCAGTCCCACCTCTTCCATGTACTTTTAGATCATTTTTACCCTTATAAGGCTCAATAGACCGGATACTTGTATCACATTGTACTATAGTAATATCAACACCTGCTTTATGGATATGATGTATCTCATTCATAAACTCAGCAAGTTCATCATTACTTACAGATCCAGAAGTATCAATAGCCAATAACATATGTTGTTTCATCTTGATTTTAAGACCAGGATTCTCTTCATATCTACGGTTCTCTTTTCTTCTAATCTTCTTTGTAAAGATTTTAGTACTTGTGCCAGTGAATCTTCTAAGATATCCTTTCCAATCAAACTTGGGCTTGGTAAACTCTTCAACAACAATAAGTCCTTCAATCTCACCAGGAACATTACCACGTTTCTTAATGGTCTGTTCTTTAGCATCACTTAGAATCTTTTGTACTTGTTTCTCAATGAGTTTCTTCTCAGCTTCAGAAAGATCATTAAACTCTTCCCATGTAGAATGATCTGGTATGTCTCCATTTGCTATATCATCAAGCAATTGGTCCATACCCTGATTACCTGTACTACCTTTCTTTTCTTTCTCATCTTGAAGACGGAGAAGCTGGTCATAGTAATATCTACAACCAGCTTTTTTATCTAGATTGAGTTCTGCATAGTCATCAATATTGATACCTCCTTCTGGCAGCCAAGAGGCTTCAATATACTGATTAATCTCCATATCCATTGCAACATTTGCAAGTTTTTTGTTACTAAAAGAACCAAAACTTACAAGGTGTCCAAATGCAATATGAAGTAATTCATGTTTCAGTAAACCCATTTTATGATCATCACTTAGTCCAGTCCAGAATTCTTCATTAATGGCTAACTGATAATTAATATTGTGCTTACTTACACCTGCAGTAGGGAGATCTTTTCTCCATACTTTATTCAACATAATGAGAAAGAACCCATAATAGGGCTCTTTCAACATTAGTTCTTTACTTATTTTACTAAGGCTTTGTACTTTGTCCATCATCTTTGATTTTCACATCAATGCTTATTTGATTCATATCATACCCTATCTGACCCAACATACTTGTTAGATCTCTGACAAAGTTTTCTATGAACAGCTCAACCAAAAGCTTATCAGCTCCGTGTGTAGTTAATAATCCTAGTACTCTTGCACTAGATAGTGCTCCTATTTGTTCAGATATAACTGGCATAAGTACTTTATAAGATTTTGGTGCTTGTTTTTCCCATTCACCATGATCTCTTTTAGAATACTTATATAATACAATTAACTCCGGTGCAGTTAAACCACTACTTTCTATTGCCTGAAAAGCAATAACATGGTTATCTGCATCTGAAGAGTTAAACATAGAAATCAGATTGTTTAATTCAGCTTTACTAAGTTTCATTAGTCTTCAATTTTAAGTGTTTTAATCATCCATTCTGTGGGTTTGTTTATATTATCTACCCACTCTTTTGCACTTGGGATATATCCATTACAGTCTTCTTTTACATGCTGTTCTCCAATATATCTTACGTACACTTTCTTACCATCAGAGTTTTCAATTATTTGACCGAAGACTTTCTCACATTCAAATATTCCCTCACTATGGTGACGGAACATTCTATGTTTACTATGACCAATCCATGCTTTTGTAGCATCAAACCACTCATGAATCTCTAAATAATCTAACCAAGAACCACCAAACTTTCTAGCTGATGATTTTGCATGTTCTACAGGATGTGACATAATTATAAAGATTGATCAATTAAAGAACCATCATGATTAAATGTTTCCACTTCAGTGATTCTAATATTATTTTCTAATTGATACTTACCAGATGGTATTAGAATGCACATTGTACCATAGCCACCATCATTGTTCCACCAATCTTCTACATCATTCAAGATCTTTTCTTCAGCAAAATTTGAAATATCAGAACATAAACCTGAGTCAAGAACACTTAGATTTTGTGGTCCTGGATCCCATGGATTTAATGATTTAATTTCATCAAATGCATCTTCTTCATTTTCAGGTAGTTTATCTGTTGTATAAAGTACTTCCTCTATTGCTCCAGAGTCTCCACCGCCTTCATAACGTACTTGGATACCAGTCACACCAAGGTCAGCCAACTGAATCAGGAGGCTTGTCATCATTGTTTCATTCATAACTATTTAATTTTGTAAAACCTGCCAAGGATATTGGCATTTAAATATTCTTCTTTTTCTAGTACCTCTCTTGTAAATTGGTACTTAGTCTCATGATATGTTAGTTCTGTCTTAGAAAAACAGATTCTTACCATGAACCTTTTAATGGGAATTCCATTCTTATGTGCATCTTGTAGCACTTTATTGCTACTGTAATAATTCTGATAGTTAGGTTTTACCTGGATAGTATACTTCTTTGCACGTTTGTCTTCCATATTAGCAACAGCTCTCTTACCAAACTTCTTTTTAGTTGTGGAATAAAAGTTCTTCTTGCCAACATATCTAACAGACTTACCATCAATGATAGCTTCCATCTCATATATAAACCCAACGGCTCCTTCTGGGATCTTGCTATCATTAAATACTTCTCCTTTGTATAACCAACTCATACTGCTTGTTTTAGTAAAGATAATAATTTATCTCTAACAGCTTCAACACCATGATCTTTCACAGAATCTGATAGATCTTTAGACATGTCAAGATTAATAGATTTAATACCATACTTATCTTGATATCTTTTAGCAGCCTTAAGACCAGGTTCATCATTATCAAACAGTACAATTATAGAATTATACCGTTTACTAAGTGATTTGATGATAGACTCACCTATCATAGTATTCTCACTGTCTGGAGCAATGCATTCTATATTACCAATACCAAGTCTTCTAAAGCTCATAAGGTCTTTAAGAGAAGACACAATCAGTAAATACTTAGAATCATACTTCAGTTGATCCATACCTTGAGTATAGTTCTGGATCTTAATAAACTTTTTCTCAGGAACCTTTGGCATATAAATTTTATAGAGCTCACCATCTTCACGGAAATAACCATAAACATAGGGTCTAGAAAACTTATAGCTTGTAATAGAACCATCTGGTTCAGTCTTAGACATTGTAAAGAATTCCAATGGAACTACATTATACTGACTTAAGATACTAGAACCAATTTTAAATTGTGTCCAATACTTTTGGTCTAATGTATTCCAGTGTCTCATTTCAAAATCTACAACTTTGAACTTATCATAGAACTGTATAGGACCTCTTTCTACAGGTGCATTATGTTTTAAATACTCCTGATAATCACTTAATATGCGTGAAATAGACTTAATTCTAGTATCATATTGAAATAAATACTTAACAAGTTCTATTTGGTCACCCTGAAATCCTGAAGAAAAATCCTTGAACTTATACTTACCATTATCTTGATAAACAAACATGCTAGGCACTTTATCTTTAACATTAAATGCAGATAGCATCTTTATGTTCTGTCCTGTAAGTTTTTCTCTTAAGTTCAAATAATACTCAAATACCCATTCTTTAGGTACTTCATCTAAATCAGATATAATATTCCTTGTTAAAATCATAACCAATAAAATATAAAGGGGGAGCCCTTGATTTCAGTTGAAATGTTATTAACTAAAAACTCCCCCTTTAAAAAGAGTAAGTATTAGTCTAAACTAAAATCAGAAGATGTCTTTGAACTCTGAAAAACATCATCATCCCCAAAAGATTTAACTTCTTTAACTTCTAATTTCTTAAGATGTTTAGTTTCATCATAAGGAATAACTACACCACCCTCAATAGCACCAAAGGCATATTTCTTACCTTCAGCTTTTGGAAGCCACATGTCATAATTAGTATAACCTGTCTTGCCTTCATATTCTTTACCAGCAACACAGAATTCTAAGAACTTACCTCTAAAGTCTGCAGTATCATTGAATGCTTTAACAAAGTCTTCAATTGTTTCATGCTGACCATCTTGTTCAAGAAACCATGAGTCAAGTTCCATAGCATGAGCCAAAGTCCTTAAGAAAATCAAAATAGATCTATCTCTCTGAATTTTAATACCAGATTTAGTTTCACCATCTGCAAATGCATATTGACTTGCTTTAACTCTACCAATCTGACCCTCATATCTTCCTTTGCTTTCATCATCTTTGTCAATAAGAAAACCTTCAAAACCTTCAATAGGTTGAGTTTCTACATGTAACATAAGATGATATGCACCATCAATAAATCTAAAATCTTCTAGCTCAATGCTATTAATTTTTAATACATGATTACCTGGGGTAATTGTTTTTGGTAGTCCTGAGCCTCCTGTGCCCAAATCAGTTGTGCTTAATGCCATTTTTCTTAAAATTTAATTGTTAAATAAAAACTTTGTCCCAGTGAAATTCTAACTCACCAGATTCATTCATCTCTGTTACCACTATTTCTTCATTACGTAAGTGTTCAGGTCTTGCACCGCAAGTTACCTCTTCACTTGTTTTAAATGACAAAATAGTTTTGTTTCCTTTTCTATACATATAACCTATTGCATCTGCGTTAGCACAGATCAAAGACTTAATCTTACCTGTCAAATCAATGTTTGCAGCAAGAACCATCTCACCTTTATCATCTACCTGTTTGTCTTTAATGTGACCAGATAGAATAATATGGGGTGCTAATGTATCAATAAAATCTAAAACTTGAAAGAAAGCTTGTCTTAAATATAAATATCCTGCACCATTTGGTAAGGATAAGACATTATCTCCATCATAGTTTTTACCCATGCTTGTAGCACGGTAAAGTTTAATTGCAAGAGGCATAACCATATCTTCTAATGCAGTTACAGTATCTATTGTAACATACTTGTATGGATTACCTGCTGCTTTGATTGCTTTTCCTGCATCTAACAACTCTTGTAAAGAACCAATCTTTACTTTGAGTGCTTCTACATAATCAGCACCATTCTCTAAATCAAGAATTAAATTGTCTTCAAGACCAGCAAATGCTGTAGTCTTACCAGTCTTTGGCTTTGAATAAATAATTAATCTCTTTGGATTAACTCTCTCAGCTTTGACTTTCTTAGTTGGAAGTACTATACTCATATCACTTTAATTTTTGTGCTAGTTTTTGAAAGTCTCCAGCTATTCTTAAAAGTATATCAGATGCAGACTCATCAATAGATAAATCTTCTTTAGTATCTTTAAGTTTTGGAATATACTGTTCTTCAAAATCTGGAAATACTGATAAAGTAACTTGTTCTTTAGGAGCTTCAGCTTTTCTTTTCTCATAAAGATTATAAGTAATCTCTTCACCATCAGGCATAATAACCATTAATTCAGATATTGGAACTATATAAGCTTGATATGATTCACCTGCTGTATTTGTACCATCCCTAACATCATATTCTTCTGAATAATAAGGATTGAATTTACATTTAAAAAGAGGTCTGTCATCATAGGCAGGTTCAATGTTTTTGTCTCTACCAGATTCATCTCTAACAATATCAATGAATTCAATATAGACATCCTCACCTCTCTTTAATTCACTTTCAAATAACTGAACCTGTTTGCCATACTTACCTTTCTGAAAGAAAGCAGTTTTTAGGACAAAATAAGGATCAGAAATTTGAGCTTTTCTAAACTTATCAGCTTGATAAGCAAAGAACTCTTTTTCTTTTTCTTTTCTGGTCATAATTATAATTTAATTTTAGTTGCTTGTGGAGGTGTTTCTATTTCAACTATCCTCATGTTTTCTCTATCTAGCTTAAAGAAGCTTAACCTAGTTGTTCCATTCCTGGATTTTAAGAAGTGAAATGCAAGAAGATCTTCATCATTCACTATAAATCTTTCAGGACCATAGAACCTAATCTTTCTGATAGAAGGTTTATTAATACCAAGTACTACATCAGCATGTTGTAATAGAGCATCTGCTCCAAATAAAT